AAGGCTACCGGCATGAGGTCTTTCGGCGTGATGCCAAACTCCTCCCGCGTTTCGCGGATGGCTGCATCTTCCGGGGACTCCCCCGCCTCCATATGCCCACCCGGTCCACCAACAGAGCCGCCCTTCAGGCGAGTGCCGCAGAGAAACCGGCCATCCTGCACAACAAGAACGCCGACACCATAGTCAGTGTCGGTGGCATCGGCATTGGTGGTCGGCGGAGTGGCCGTAGGTGCTACGGTAGCGCTCTGTTCCTCGCCGCCCGGAGCCTTCCCCTGCTCAATGTTCTTCTGGGTGGCTTCCACGTCGCTCATGGTGCTCGGCTCAGTACCCAGCAACGACTGCAACAGATCATCCTCGTCATCCTCGGAGATGATGTCTTCGACATCAAACTCCTCATCGGACGCAAGGCGGCGGCGTACCTCGGTGGGGTCGAGCGCCTGCATATCGACGTATGCCTGCGCAGTCTGGGCCTTGACCAGAGCGGTCTGAGCCTTGGTCTGGTCAACTGTGGCCTGCTCTGTGTCACTCAGGCTCCACAGGGGCTTGAACTCCAGCTTGTAGTCGGGTTCCTCGGCCACATCGCCTGAAGCGATGCCTGCCCGGAACACAACGTCCAGCAGTGTGCGGAGGTTACGCTTCAGCATCAAGCGCTGAATCTTCTCCACAAAGTTGTAATAGCTCTCGAAGTCACTGTCGCCGGTGGCGTTCATGCCGGCCGGTGAACGGCCAAACAGAATCGTCTGGGGGATGTTCGTCAGCGCGGACAGCATATTGCAGGTCGCGTCGATGACATCCTTGACACCGGAAAACTGGAACGTCTTGAAGTCGTACTGCTCTCCCTCGGAGTCAATGGCGATGCTGTTCAGCAGCCCACGGGAAGTGTCTACAAGCTGTAGGCGCTTCAGCACTTGGTTCTCGCCGTCATCCGTGGTCAGCAGAGAGGCAAGGCCCTTCATGCTGTAGATAGCCTGCACGCTCCGCTCCAGCAGCTTCACGCTGTCGGTGTGGGCTGTTACGGTTTCCCGCAACGCCCGGCGAATGCGGACGTATTCAGGCATACCCCAGAACAGGTAGGTTGCATTGGAGGTCTGCTCCGGCAGAACGCCGTTGCGGAACACCAGACATCGGCTCTCATGAACCTTGAAGGAACCGTAGATGCTGGAAACATAGTAATATTCCGGCTGTCCGAACTTGGACACCCGGTTCCCAACGCCCTTCCCGCCGTAGTCCTGCTGGTACAGGCTGGCGTAGTCAGGCTGCACGATGGAGCGCTCATAGACGCGCAGTTCATCAATGCTGCGGATATGTTCCCAGTCAACGGGTTCTTCCAGCCCGCGCCCATCGTCGATCAGCATGACGATAAGAGCGCCACCGTAGAGCCGCGCCCACTTGATTGCGGTGGCGGCTCTCTCTTCCCATTCGAGATCATCCAGAGCGTCTTCCACAAAGGCGTTCAACTCGTCGCTTTTCAGGTTCAGGTCGAAGCCATGCTTCAGCGCTTCCTCGGCAGGCGTATCAATGATTTTGGAGAACAGGCCGTTGCCCTCATACAGCCCAGTGAGCTGCATATCAGGGATGACCGGCTCCCGTTCAAACTTGTACGCCTCGGAGTTGTCCTGCTTGGTTCCGTACTTGTTCAGGAGGTTCACATAGCCATCCTCACGATGCGGACGCACAGCGCCGTTCTTCCGCCGGAGGATTTCACGGCCACGCTCATTCAAACGCCGACGCTCGGCCTCATCTTCAGGTATGTGCATTGCGCTTCCTCCTTCCTGTTAAAATTCAATGCGTCCATCCGACTCGTTCCAGACGCCAGAGGATACCACAACATCCGTCAGTGTGTTGAAGGTGACATAGTATGGATTGCCGGTAACATCAGCGCTCAGAATCAGCTCCAGCAACTTCACGCGGGCCAGCAGGTCGTTGATGCTGGATTCATGACCATTGAGCAGGCTTTTCAGAAGCGTCCAGAACAGCAGCAGGTTTCCACTGCCCAGATACTTCTCGCTGCTTGCGGTCATGTTGTCGTAGATGCCCTTGATGAGGTCATCATCCGCCTTTGCCACACTTTCCCGTGTAGCATAGCTGGTGAGGTCCACCTCAGCAGAGCCGACGATCTCAAAGATGCCGTGGATGAGCTTGTACGCTCTGTACTGCTTCCCAGCTTCACTGTTGTTCTTACGAAGGAAATAAATGGTGTCAGCGTTGGCCTCACTGGGCGCAGGGAGAGCATCGACAGGGACTGCTTTCAGATGCCCGGCCCCGTTGACCTTTTCCTGAACTTCATCCGCCGTAGCATAGCCGGAGTCGTTCTCCAGCGCAGAGGTCTTGGTCGGAACCTCGATGTTCACGACTTTGTTGTCGGGAGGGATAGCCTGCCCATTCCTCTGGATGCTAACGATGACGTTTTCTTCCGCATTGGCAGGAGCATGAGCCGACTGTACATGATCTTCGCAGATCTTCAGTGAATCGTTGATGTCCTTGATGATGTCTTCCATCGCAGAAGACAACGCTGCAATCTGTTCTGCCGTGTAACCCTTTGCCTTCAGAGAAGCAAGCCTAAGCGCTTCAAGCGTGTTGAGTTTGTCGCTCATGTTCGCTTTCCTTTCCAAAAATAACAGCGGCAGGAGTCCATTCCCCTGCCGCTGCATTCTTACTTATGGGTTATCAGGCGGTTGCGCCAAAGACCTCGGTCAGCATCTCAGTGACCTCAGCGTCGGTGGCGATGGGAACGACCGCGGTCTCCACGCCATTGATCTTAATATTGCCTTCGGTGGTGCTGGCCTCGACCTTGGTAGCGCCCTCAGCAATACCTTCAACCTTGGTGGAGGTGGCGTCCCACTTTGCCTTATCGCCGGTAGCAATCTTGTCCAGCTCGGCCGCATTGGCGTGAGAGTGCTTCTTGCTGACAGCAGCCTTGATGTCGGCGTTGGTCTGGTCGTAGGTGTCCAGCAGTGCCTTGTTGGCGTGCTCATGGGCCTTGTTCAGGGCGGTCTGCACCTCGGTCTCCAGCTTTGCCTTAGTGATTGCGCCGTCGGTGATAGATGCGGTGACCTTATGAGTCTGCTCATCAATGGCGATGACAACCATATCACCTGCAGCAGAGCCGGAGGTAACGTACTCGATCAGGCCGCCGACATCAATGTACAGGGTGTCGTTGGTGGCATTTGCCAGAACCAGCTTGATATAAGTGCCTTTGGGCTGGCCGGTGGGGTTGGTCACAACAGAGCCAGACTTAACCACCATATCCTTCGGAATGTTGATAGCCGCGCCAACGGCAACGCCATCCTTCATGAGCTGGTAGACAGCAGCATAGTCGCTGGACTCATCAGACTTCTCCACAGTGTAGCCGGGAACCTTGATGTCCACAGCCTTATCCTTGATGCTCTGCACTACGCCGTTGACCTTGATGGTCTCCAGCACGTTGGCCTGTGCGCCAACATCTTCCAGAGCCTTAACGCGAGCAGCAACAGCGTCGCTCTCAGCCTTAGCTTTCTGTGCGAGCTGCTTCAGGTGCTTCAGGCGGGCCAGCTTTTCCTCATTGTATGCCATATCGTTCATTCCTCCATATCTTTATCAGGTGTTGTTGGCGGGAAATACTTCACTCAGCATCTCGCTCACTTCGGAATCGGTCGCAATATCGACTGCGGCAGCGCCCAGCGGGGCGAGATCGCCAGCAGCGTTCTTGATGGTGTATGCGGTAGCCGTACCATCAGCAACCACGGAGAGGACCTGACCGATGTACGCGGTCGGGTTCGTCTTTGCGTAGTTCTGCGCCTCCGCCAGAGAAGGCCAGACGCAGGTCGGGTCAAGAGCAAAAGCATCCTGACGTTTCATGCTCAGGGGAAACTCCATGTTGGAGTATGCCTTTGTGGTATTATTCACAGCCATGTTCAGTTCCTCCCCTCTTAGCCCAGCGTTACCTTGAGGACTGCGGCGTTGCCATAAGCAACGGCAGGCTCAAAGACCCAGACGTTATAGTCCTTCGCTGCATAGCCGTTTGCGCCCTCAACGGGGACGGTGGACTTCACGAAGGTGCTGGTGACATCTGCGTTCATGGCGGTTTCGTTGATGACCTTGGTGACGCCCTTTGCAGTCGCAATGCAGGCGATTGCCACACGCTGCGCACCGACGGGGACGTTGATGGTCAGCGTACCAGCGGCATACGCCTTGCCGCTCTTAGTCAGACTGCGGATGTAGTCGCTGTTCAGCGTGGGCTTCTCGGCGGTGGCACCGTAGAAGTAATTTCGGAACGGCGTGTACGCAAAGGTCTCCTTCGACTTCGTGCCTGCTGCGATAGCCACAGCGGGGTTGGAGTCGGAGCCGAGGTTGTCCTTTGCGGTAACACCTGCGCCGTGCGTCGCAGTGGCCTTGTACTTCAGGCTTGCCACAGCGTCACCGCCAGCATCACCGATGACGAAACCAGCGCCGCCGTTGTTGTCGGAGCCAGCAGCCAGAGAAGCGGTCTCAGCATTTGCGACCTCGGTCGTCGCCTTGTCGGTGATGCGCTCAACCTTCCAGCCGGAAGCTACAACTGCGGTGTCAGGACCGTACTTGTAGGAACCGGGGTTCAGTTCAGCAGTGCCATAAGACGCAGCAGCGACCTGAGTACCAGCTTCGACAGCCTTCGCTCCGTTCAGAGCAAAGCCAGTGACGGAGGGCTGCGCCGTGATGGTGGGCTGAAGACGCTTGCTGAAAATCTCAGTCAGGATGTCGGCGACGGACTTGCCCTTCGTCTGGAAGGTTGCCGTTCCGTTCTGGCTCTTGGTCAGGTTGCCGACCTGCGTATAGCCACCGGCCAACGTGATGTTCTCGCGCAGGATGACCTTATCGGCATCAACATTGCCGCTCATCGCCACCCACGCCTTGCCGTCGTAGAAGTAGGCGGACTTCTCGTAGGTAGAGTTGCCAACGGTGGTCGTGACCACGAAGACATCGCCCTTCTTGACGGCCACGTCGGTGTGCGCCTTGAAATACGCGGCGATAACCGAATCATCGGATGCAGACAGGTCTTCCTTCGTGCCTGCATACACCGTGCCGCCAATGCCGCCAGAAACGGCATTCAGCTGTTCGATGGTCGCATAGTTGCTCAGGTCAACGGTGGTATCATCCAGACGAACGACTTCCTCACCGACCTTAGCGTAAATGTCGTAGTACCCGGTGGCAGCATTCATCACCAGATACAGCACATTATCCTGCGCCTCATCGTTGGAAGGAACCTTCTCAACTTTCTCGAAGCGTGCATGAGCAGACTTTGCAATGGCGGTGGCGATGGCACTGTTGATTGCCTCGGTCGTCATACTGTCTGCTGCATCCATCTTTCCGTCAATAACGGACTTCAGAGCAGCCGAGAGGTCAGCTTCCGAAATTTCGCTCTTCTTGGCGAGGGAGCCAAGCTCGGATGCCAGCGTGTACTTCGCCAGCTCCTGCTTCACTCTCTCCGCCTGCGCCTGCAACTGAGCGAGGGTTACAAGCTTACTTGCGGATACGGGCATTTGCATACCTCCAAAATTATATTTCACAGCAGTTTCAGCGCTGCTATGACGAATTAAGGCCCTCTTTCAAGGGCGAGAGGACATCAGCCAAATACTTTGTTGAGCATATCGGCTACGTCCTTATCGGTGGCAATGTCATCCTCGCTGACGTTCTTGTCATTGGAGTCCGAGCCACCGGGGTCTGGTTTGGGAGCTTCCGATTTGCCAAACACAGTGTCCAGCATATCTTTGACTTCTTCGTCCTTTGCGACTTTCCCGTCGGCGACCTGACCTTGTGCCAAATATCGCAGCAGGTCACAATCGCCGCCATCGCCGCAATTCTGAACGGTGATAGCCTGCATGATGTCCCACTTCTGCGTAGTTTTCTTCCGACCGTCCAGCCCGAAACCGACCACGGAAACGTAGAGCTTGCCGGGCTTCAGCACATCCTTCGGGATGTAGAACGCCTCATCGGCAAACTGCACCGGGACGGGCTTGGGACAAGCGCTGCTCGTGAAGACGACGATCTTGTCCAGTTCATCCCACGAGCTGTCAAATTTGAACGCGGCCTGCACAATGTCTACGCTGCCTGCGACAAGCTGGCCTTTCAGGTCATGGGTGATTTTCTGGTCATTGACCGAGAAAATAATCAGCATTGCATTCACCTCTTTTCTTACGTTATCAGCGAACGAATATCAAACGTGTTGTCGTTGTAGTAGGCGTTTGCCTGCGAATAGCAGTCAACTTGGTCATCGTGCGCACCGCTTGGGAACGCTGCCATTTCTTCCACAAAGTCCATCACCCACGGGCAGGCAGATGCCGCTGGGATGTAGACGTTCCCAGCTTCAGCCACAGCGGTGGTCGCATGGGCGCGGACCACCTTGCCGCCAAACGGCTCCACCGGGATGATTCCGGGGATTTCTTTCTTCAGAACGTCGATGACCGCCGTGCCGTTGGCCTTGTCTTCGACCAGCTTTCTTGTGGTCTGGGGCCACTTGGAGGAAAGCCCGCGCATGGCATCCAGCGTTTCCGTGAAGCTCATGCGGCCACGCACCTGATCGAGCAGATAGCGGTCTGCGCCTTTCCTTGCCCAGACCTGCCCGACAACGAAGTCCGAGCCGTCCTTGTCCTTGAAGGTGCAGTCCCACGACTGGATGAAGTCATGCAGACCGGACGGCAGCGCTGCCCAGCGTTTCCACCACTCTCTCTTGAACATACCGCCGGAGCTTGGTGTGGGGGTCTGCATATACAGAGAAGACCATGCGTATGTACCGACGGTCTCTTTCTGTTGTGCAGCCCATGCTTCGTCGTAGCCGCCCGCAGGCCACAGTGCCTCGCCTAGCTCACGGCCCAGAGGGTCGGTAGCCGGGTCTTCGCAAACGGCCGGGAGCGAGATAATGTCCCAGTCCTCAACCTTGCCATACTCCGGGTTCAGGAGCCGGGCGGCAAGGTCATCTTCGTGCCAGCGGGTAAGGATAATGATAACAGCGCCGCCTGCGTGCAGTCGGGTACTCACCGTGGACTGGTACTCGTCCCACAGCTTATCGCGGTAGGTGGCAGATTCAGCCTCGGCGCGGTTCTTGATGGGGTCATCGACGATAAGCAGGTCTGCGCCATAGCCGGTGATGGAGCCGCCGATACCAACGGAGATCATGCCGCCCATGCCGTTGTCGAGGTTCCAGTTCGTTTTGGTGGCCTGCACTTGGGAGATGGTATGACCAAACAGCGCAGGACCGAACTCCTCGACCTTATCGCGGTTCCGCTTGCCAAATTGCTGAGCAAGGTCGCCGCTGTAGCTGATCTCGATGACCCGCTTTTCAGGGTTCTTGCCCAGATAGAACGAGGGGAAGGTTTCGGTCACGGTCATGGACTTGCCGTGGCGCGGCGGCATGAATATCATCAGCCGCTTGGTCTTTCCCTCCATGATGCTTTCCAGCTTCTCACACACGAGGTCAAGGTGTCTGGCTCTTTTCCACCTGCCCATGTGGACGTACTGGACATAATCGGCGTAGTGCCGTTTCGCCAGCGCAATCCGGGCATTGGAGCCGAGGTACTTGCGCTTGGCAGGCGAAACATTATTCTGCGTCGCCATCAAGGCCCTCGTCCATTTGAGCCAGACGGCGGAGTTCATCATCCGTCAGGTTATCGAACGGGGATGTCTGAACAGCTCCGTCAAGCGTAACCTTCTGGGTCTGGGAGAACTCATCCCGGCATCGGTTGTTGAGCCAGTACATCTGCGCCATCGTATCGGGGACGGCTTTCTTGGTGAGCGTTCGGACCCGCACCGGCTTCTGTTCGCCCGTCCGGGGGTCTACGTCGATGGTGCTTTCCTTTTCCTGATACTCGAAGCCTACGGCACGTTCATACAGCGACCGCTTCACCTTTGCATCGGCGACTTCCTTCCCGTGCTGGCAGGCTTCATTGAACGACGGGTACGTCTGCCGCCAGCGGATGATGGTCCTACGCGAAACATGGAAGGCATCAGCAATGTCCTGATCTGTTGCGCCCTTGATAGCAAGCGACCATGCCCAGTCATCGTGGTACGCCGGATTGTACTTTAGAGGCGTAGGCATTTGCTATCACCTACTTCCCTGCCAGATAATCCGCAGCCCAGTATTCAAGGGCCTGCCACTTGTTCTTCGGGCCGATCTCGCCCTCCTTGACCATCTTGTCGAGCGCCTGCGTGATGGTATCAGCAGCCTCTTTGGGAATGGCCGGAGAGCCGAACAGGTTAGGCAACTGCACCCATTCCTGACTCTCGTCAAAGTGCAGGTCATCGAACAGGGACTCGGTGGCCTTAATCATGGCATGGATGGCAGCGCCGGTGTTCTTGACATTGGCAAACTGCTGATATTTCGTGATGGTTTCGATGAACTCCTCGTGCTGGTCAATATCGGCAACGCCCAGCATATCGGGGCTGAGAGAACCCAGAACCTTCACAAGCTGGTCCAAATCGCGGAGCTGGTGCGGCAGGAAGGTGAACGTGACGTTCTTCCAGTCAAACTCCACCTTCGGGGACAGCAGCTTCTCAAGCTCGGCCATAGGCTCGCCGATGATGTCCTTGCCAATGTAGCTTTCCAGCATATCGTCCACATCGTCGATCATCTTTGCGATTTCCTTCAGGGTGGACTGGTCATCAAAGCCGCTGATGGCGTTGTGCGCCAACTGCTTTGCGGCCACCTGAGAGCGCCGCAGGCCGGTGGTGTCCAGAATGACAAAAAGCTCCGTCAGCACACCGCTGTCCTTTGCAGAACGGATGCGGTGGTGGCCGGAGATAATCTCGATTTTGCCGTCGATGAGTGCGCAGAACGGGAGGCTTTCAAGCTGGCCCCGCTTTTTGATGTTGTCGGTGAGCTGCTTCTGCATCTCGGTCTTCATAATGCGAGCGTTGATGTCCTGCTCGCGGAAGTCGGTCAGCTTTACTTTGGCAATGACCAGACCGGAACCCATGTCGGCGACCGTTTCATATTTTACGGCTGCGCTGCTGACTTGGTTTTCTCGCGCTGTTTCTGCCATCGTTCTTCCCTCCCTAACCATTCATTCAATGCCTGTTTGGCGTTTCTATCGTACAAGGGCGACTCGTATGTGAGCCGGTAGCCCATCTTCTTATCCGGGACTTTCTTGGTCAACTCCATCAGCCCCCGCATTTCCTTGGCCTCCGGGTATTTGGTCATCTGCACCGTCTTGAGGGACTTGGCCTTTTCCTTCTCCAAATCCGTGCAGATATTCATAATCAGCGGCCTGTTCTGTGCGAGCATGGTCAGAAGCCGCCCCAGCCGGTAGGTCTTATGGGGAACGGTCATGCCGTACATGAGGAACACAGCATCGGAAACCTGCGTACCGAAGGCACCCATCGTGAGTGCCGACTTATCCAGCCCGAACACGCCTGCCAGTTTTCCGTCGATGAGGACGGCCATGTTGATAGGCGCAGACGAACCGACAAAGTTGTGCGTCCAGAGCTTTCTGTAATACTGGGCGGCGGTGCGTTCGATCTGGGTAATCTGAATCTTGCTCTTGCGGGTGATTTCATAATCACGCGGCAGGATGCTGCAATCCAGCGGCTCCAGCTTGCCCTCGTTCGGGCGGGTAATCATTTTACCCTCGGCAAGCATGGTCGCCTCATCCGGGCGGTTGGTAGTCAGGTACACGTTGATGCCGTCACGCACACCATACCGAGCAAAGACAGGATGCCCGGCAGTGAGGCCCGGTGCGTTCTCCTCGTAACACATCAGAAGGCACTTGGCATCGTTCATCTTGTCGTACAGATCGTTCAGCCCGGTCTTGGGGTCGAAGATGCCGTACTCAGGTTCTTTCCACGTCATACGCCCGCCGGTGTCATACCACTTCTCGAATCCAGCGGCATAGGTGGGCGGGTTTGCAACCACAAGGCAGTGGGGGTCATCATAGCACTCCTCAAGATGCTTCCACATATCCAGCGGGCGGTAGCTCATCCCATGCAAGGACTGCTTGGCCCTGTCGAGCTGTGCGCGGATTTCCGCCAGATGCTCCTCCTTACGGTATTCCAGATCGCGCATGATGCCGTAGAAGTATTCCTTCCCGGCGTTCTTCACAGTCCGCAGGTACAACTGCGCATAGAGCGCAACCGCAGGGTCAAGCAGCTCCTCATTCGTGAAGCCGTCCGCTCTGATTTCCAGCTCCTCAAGGGACTGGCCCGTGATGGCATATCCCATGATGGAGGTGAACATCGAAACGTCGCTGGCCTCAATCTCGCTGGGCTTGTACCCACACTGCACCGCGATGTGCGACATGGCGAAAGCGCCGGCGCACGGCTCAACGAACCGGGTGTACCCCTGCTTGCGGGCGTTTTCAATCAGCGGCTTCAGGAACTTCTGCTCCTGAGCAACCAGAGTTCCGAGGAAGAACGCTCCGGGGTTCTGGAACTTTGCCATTCATATCACCGACCTTTCTTTCAAAATTGCCCCTCTGGTTTCGACTGGAGCAGTTGCTTTCCAGAGGGTGGGTTGTTTCCAAAGACGTGAACATCTGGAAAGCCCTTGTTCGTAGGCATAAAAAATGGGAGCCATGCTGTTTCCAACATGACTCCCTATGGTTGGTCCGCCGAGCAGGGATTGAACCGTGCGACCCCCTGATTAAGAGTCAGGTGCTCTACTTTCTGAGCTATCGGCGGGTATTACCACATTTTCATCTGGACTGCATCAGGCTCAACCGCTTTCTGCGGTTCAGGCTGTTTCGCCCACTTGTTTGGTGACGGGTCAGGCAGCTCCTCGATCATTTCTCCTGTTCTTTGGAGCCACCATTCTGCGAACACCAGTCTATGACACCACTCTCCGGGCTTTCGGACATCTTCGTAGCAACAAAGCACCACGGGCTTGCCCATGTCCTCATAATGCTGGAGAATCTGAGCAATCCGCGCCGTCCCTACTCTGTCCATGTGCTGGAAGTAGGGCGGCGTGAACCGCTCCCGGTTGTATTCGTTGAACAGATAACCCGGCGGCGCGATCTCCATGATGTTGCCTGCAAGCGTATACCGAAGGGGGAATTTAGGCGCTCCCCGTGTTATCCCAACGACTGTGTAGTTCCCGGTCTTGAGTTCCGGGTTACTGTACCGGCTGGTGTAAATCATGTGCCTCGCTCCTTCCGTACAAGCCCACCAGAATCTTCACGCCCTCAGCTATCTTCTCATCGAGATCATAGCCGAGCTGCTTGTAGAATCTTCCGTGGACCATGCACTCATACGCTCTTGTCATCGTGGAGGACTGCTCCTTCGTGATGCCGAGCCTGAAGTCCTTTGCAATCCGCAAAGCCCCTTTGAAGTCGCTGTCTGCAACCAGACGTCTAACTTTATCGGATTTTCGTTCCATCTGTCGTACCTCCTGACCTTTTCGGTAAGATTTTGGGCTTATCTTCATTCTAACCCTTTACCCACCGGAGTCAATCGGTTTTGCATTCGGAGCGAAAGATTTTGGCTTTACAGCTTGATACGAGGCCGGATGTGCCACTCGCGGTTTTTCCGGGGTGACACATCGGTTCACGCTTCGTATCTTACCACAGTGGTAATTGCACTGCAATAGCAACTTTTTTGCAACTTTGCCAAAATTTTAGTCCAACCATCCAAAAATCAGGGCGCTCAACTTGGAAATACCCGCCTTCTGGTCGCGGAACACGGTTGACAAATCGACGTGTTCTTCATCGGCGATCTGCTGCTGAGTCTTGGGTTCAGGGGCAATGTAGAGGTCGTAAATCGTCCGATACCGACGCATTTCCTCCGCGCGCTTGGAATGCTCACAGCGGAACTTATAGTATTCCAGCATACGGTCGATGTGCTGCACGATGATGCGGGTGTGGGCAGCGCTCTCCTGAATGCTCCTCACCACCGGGACCCTCACCCTGCCGTCGCTCTGACTCATCAGCTCCTCCATCAACTCCTCGAAGTCATCATCCTCGGATAGCTGGCTGGCTTCATACACGGCACTCTTGCTATGCTCTACAAAGCAGTGGTAGTTCTGAAGCAGCAGCTTGGTATTATGCAGGCGCTTGTCCTTGACGGCCTTTCGGTTCCGCTCCGCTTCGTGCTGAAACTTTTCAATGGCTGTTTCCGATGCCACCCGTACGATCTCTTGCATCATTTCCGGGGGAATGGTGACGTTCATGTTTTCCTGTGCCATATCAAAACCTCCCATAACGGGCTATGCCGCCCCTCCCCCTCCGGGGAGAAACGGCTTGCCCTTACTCTGCTATTCCGGTGAGCTTATTCCTGACAGTACGCTTTCCACAGCTGCTCATCCATGTCGGTCTCTTCCCACGGGGGAATGATTCCCGTTACATAGCCGAAAAGGCCGTAGGCGGATGTCTGCTCGTAGATGGGACGGCGCAGGTCAAAATGCTCGATGATCTGGTGGGGAGTCAGACCGAAGCACTGTCGTACGGCCTTGACCAGCTTTTCCTCATCTGCTCCGCCAAACGTATCGATGCGGACGGACACGGGTTCGGCCACACCGATGGCATAGGCAAGCTGTACCTGACACCGGCTACAGATTCCGGCATCCACGATGTTCTTGGCAATGTACCGGGCCATGTACGCTGCACTGCGGTCAACCTTTGTGGGGTCTTTGCCGGAGAATGCCCCGCCGCCGTGAGGAGCATAACCGCCATAGGGGTCCACGATGATCTTCCGACCGGTCAAGCAC